GGTTGGTCTGTTGATGGGGTGGATGGAATTATTGAATCGTTATTTGGTATACTTGCTAAAGGTAAAGGAAATCTAGATAATCAAATTACATTAAATAAGAAATTAACACAAATTGAAAAATTATTAAAAAAATCTTATTCGAATGAAATAATAAAATTAGCTAAGTCTAAAAACTTTTCTATTTCTATGAATAATATTAAGACATTAGCAAGATTATATTATGAATGGAATACTAAAGAATATAATACATTTAAAAATAAAATGTTGAATATATTTAGTATTGGTAAATCTGCATCAACACAGACTACTATTAACAAACTATTAACTAAAATATAAGAGGTCTATATGGCAATTGGCGTAAAAGTCAGAAATAACAATTTAAATGAAGCACTAAAAATTTTTAATAAAAAAGTGTATGATTCAGAATTAATGTTGGATTATAATGAGAAAAAGTTTTTCCAAAGTAAATCAGAAAAACGTAATATAATCAAATCTAAACATAGATATACAAAAAAAATACGAAAAAGATTAAAGAATTCAAAAATTTCTTTGATTATAAAATAAAAAAGCTATACTTAATATACAGATATTAAAAAATTAGTGTTACATCAAGCACATCTAAAAAATAACACTATAAATTTATAAAGGCACTTCTTATAAACTAACATAATTTAGTTTTTTATCCTTTTAATAATATTAATTTATATTAAAAAAAACAAAAGCCAATAAGGATAACAATATGAAAACAAACAATATGAAAACAAACAATAAAAAACCAATTGATAGCTCTCTTTTAATTAAAAAAGCATTGGTTGAAGCACGTAGACTAAAAGCATCTGCGGAAGAAATGGTGAAAAAAGAGATTCTTGAATCTATTGCACCATCAGTTAAACAAGCATTAAACTCTCAACTTGCAGAAATGGACTCATTTGAGGATGAAGAAATGAATGAAAACGATGATGAAATCATTGAGGATGAAGATGGATTCGGTGACGAATTTGTTGAAGAAGCCGAAGGTGAAGAAGACGTAGAATTTGAAGATGAAGAATTTTCATCAGAAGAAGAAAGCGTTGAAGACGTTGAAGACATCGAACTTCCTGAAGAATCAGAAGAAGAAGTTGTTGAAGAAAGTGAATCACCAGAAGGTGAAGATGATGATTTAAAAGCATTCATGGAAGAATTAAAATCATTAATGGGCGAAGCAGAAGAAGCTAGTTCAGAAGATGATGATGAAGAAGTTGAAGACGAAGAAACACTTACGGAAGGTGAATCTTGTGATGATGAAGAAGAAAAACTTGACGAATCTAATAAAACGGGTGGAATCAAATTTGAGGCTCTAGTTAAGGAAAACAGAAAACTTAAAAGAGACTTAAATAAAGTATTTAGTATTATCTCAGAAACTTCAATGGACATGTCTCGTGCGAAAGCATATACATCATTAGTAAAATCTAGAAAACTTACTGAAACTCAGAAATTGAGAATCATGAAACAGTTAGATACTGCTAAAACTGAGAGGGATATCAGACGTATTAGTGAATCTATTTCCGCAGTTACGACATCGGTAAATACACCAAAGAAAAAAACTAATATTGCAGAAAATAAAAAAGTAGTTGGTAAATTTTCAAAACCTATCAGAACTAGCTTGAAAGAAAACCGTAAACCTGTCGTAGGTTATGACTTTGCAGACAACTTAGCTCGTCTTGCAGACATCAAATAATTTAACAATAACAAATAAATTTAAAAAATATGAATAAATTTCAATCATTCCTTAATGAAGCAGTCAAAAGACATGAACCTGCATCTAATAATGTCGTTGCAAAACGCCTTGTAGAAACATGGAAAAAAACCAAACTTTTAAATGGTTTGTCTGAAAAAGACGCTTCCGATTTAGCTATGTTGTTACAAAACCAAGCTAAACAATTATTAAAAGAAGCATCCCGTACTTCTACCGCTGCTGGTTCAGAAGAATGGCATGATATTGCTCTTCCTGTAGTACGTAAAGTATTCGTAGAAGGTAATGCTAAAAAATTGATTTACACACAATCGATTGATAAACCAACAGGTGTTGTATTCTTCTTGGATTTCCAAGTTAATGATAATAAACCATCCGCAGGAAGTATCTATAATGCTGAAGAATCAGTTTATGGTACTACTAATGGTGCAAGTGACCCATCAGGTGGTTTCTACGGTGCAAATCGCTTCAGTTATTCTATGAACTATCAATCTTCTCAAGTTCTTGCAACTACAGGTAGTACTAGTGCAACATGGGACGAATTAGGATATAGAGAATCATTATCAGCATCAGTTGCAGCAGGTACAATCTTTAAATTGACTGTTCCTACTTCACGATTATCAGACCCTGATAATTTAGCCCTTGCTTCTTTTGTATTTAACACAGGCTCACATGTTGATGCCGTATTACGCGATTATACAAAAATTTCAGGTGAAAATTATGTATTCTATTACACATCAGGTTCAGCAGGTACAGTTCCATCAGGTTCTATTGTAAATGTATCTTATACTAAACAACCTACTCCTGGATATAGAGGTGATTTTGAATCAGGTCAAGCAGGTGTTAGTTTACCAACCGAATTGAATATTAAACTAACAAACACTACTGTAGTAGCGAAAACTCGTTGGTTAAAATCTCAAATGACTCCTGAATTAATCCAAGACTTAAAAGCATATCACACAATGGATGCTCAAAAAGAAGTGGTTAATATCATGTCTCAGTTCTTAACACAAGAAGAAGATTTGGAAATTCTAGAAATGTTATCTCAAGCAGCTCCAATCAAAAAATATTGGTCTGCACAAATTGGTAGATTCGTAAATGCAACAGATGGTACAACAGATACCAACCAAGCAACATTTACATTATCTCCATCGGATTGGTATCGAACTTTAGGTATTCGTATGAACGAAGTAGCGTATGAAATTCAAAAAAGAACTATGCGTGGACGTGCGAATTGGGCAGTTGTTTCTCCAAAAGTTGCAGCTTTAATCCAATCATTCGAAACTTTCCGTTCTAATGAATCACCTGAAAATACTTACACAGTAGGTTTACAAAGTGTTGGTTCTATTTCTAACCAATATAAGGTTTACTCAAACCCATATTGGAAAGAAAATGAAATCTTATTAGGTTTCAAAGGAAGTAGCTTCTTAGACTCAGGTGCAGCATATCTGAATTACATTCCATATATGATGACTCCACCTATCACATCTTTCCAAGATGCTTCTATTCACCAATTCATTCAAACTCGTAACGCCAAAGTTGTTACTCGTCCTGAATTCTATGCAAAAATCTTGGTTCAAGATTTAGCATCATTCGGTTAATAGTTAACCGAACTGAAAAAATTAAGCCTATCATGCAAATGGTAGGCTTTTTTTATTAAAATTTGATTATGAAATAAAAATACTATAATTAAAGACAAATTCAAAAAATTTTAACAAATTAAATATAAAAATAAATGGCAAAAACAAAAATTAAATCCCCTAATATTATCTTTTCCGAAACAGATAAAAGTGCCATAACAGTTAATCCCGAAATAGCAGATTTTTGCATCATTGGTACAACACCATTTGGACGTGCATTTATACCAACATTATTTTCATCTTATAATGATTATATTAAACAGTTTGGTTATTATGATATCAAAAAATTAGAAGAATATGTAGGATTTACAGTTAATAGCACACTTAATGGTACGAATGCATCAGTAATGGTGATATCAGTAATGGGTACTGAAGATTATACAGTAGGAAAAGCGGTAGACATCGTTGGTTCTAAAGATGACTTCACAGGTTCAATCGCACAATTTTATCTTACATCCCAAGGTATTACCGATGGTATAGATGGATTTGCAGTAAGTGCTACACCTACTTATGGAGATATAAAATTACAATTAAAATCGGGTTCAACAGTAGTAGAAACTCTTAATTATAGCTTATCACCAAGTACAAATGGTAGTATAAGTTCAGTAACAGATTTATCACAAGCGATATCAGACTCTAACAGAGTATATCTGAAATATTATGCTGAACCTTCGAGTAGTTTATCATCAGGTGCAACATTTTCTATAACTACATCATCAGCAGAAATAACGATGCCAAGTTATCAAGAAGGTTTATCACCATGGGTTATTTCACAAACATATAATGGAACAAATCATAATCTTTTTAGATTCGAATCTATATCTCAGGGTGAACAAGTTAATAGACAATTTAAAATTTCTATTATTAATGTTGAATTACCATCTGAAAGAGCAGGGGTAGATATTACTCATGGTAAATTTGATGTAATTATTCGTAAATATGACGATGATGATAGTAGTGTAGAAGCATTGGAAATATTTTCTAATGTAACATTAGACCCATCTGATACCAATTTTATTGGCAATCGAATTGGTACAGTTAAAGATACTTTTAATCAAACATCGGGACAAATTGAATCAGAAGGAGATTATAATAACAGAAGTAGTTATGTAAGAGTAGTTTTAGGTAATATTGATGACATTCCTAATGATGCAGTTCCTTTTGGATTTGATGGTTATGCGTTTGGTTTTAATGCTAATGATTCATTTGATAATCTTCTAAGACAAGCAGCTTTAACTAGCACTACAGGAGATGATTACTATTCAGGTGTAAATTTTGATAGTAAAAGTAAAACTTTAGGGTTCATTCATACAGAATTACCTAAATCTAATTCGCCTTTTTATACTACACAAGCAACACCATTTCTATTATCAAATTCTGATATAACATTAGTACCAAAAAATAATCGTAAATTTACATTCGGTATTTTTGGTGCAACTAATGGTATTAGCAAAAGTACAAAAAAATTGATTGGTGCAAATGCAGTTCCATCTAATACTTTTGGGTTGGATTTCTCTTCAATTACAGGTAATGGTTATCTTGGATATAAAAAAGCATTGGATTTAATTGCCGATAAAGATAATGTCTTACTTAAAACAGTAGCGTTGGTAGGATTAAATTTGACAGACCATGCAAACGTATATAATTATGCATTTAATGTAGCTAGTGAGCGTGGTGATATTTTCATCCCTGCTGATGTAACTAAACCTATTGCAAATTCAACTAATGCATTAAGCACTATGGAATCATCTATGGAAGGTGCATTTGATACTTCATTTGGTTGTGGGTTAACACCTTGGCAAAAAGTTAATAATGTATTAGTACCAATGGTATCAGTATTTCTACGAACATTAGCAAAAAACGATGAAGTTTCAGCACCTTGGTACTCACCATTAGGATTTGAACGTGGTGTTGTATCAGGTATTCCTTATACTAAATTCTCTCTATCACAAAGAGATGATTTGGATGACTTGCGTGTTAATACAGTAGTCAAATTTGCAGGAGAACCAAATGCAGTTCTTTTAAACGATAGAACATTATTGAAACGTGAATCTTCACTATCATCTATAAATGTTAGACGTTTATTAAACGAAGCTAAAATTGAAATCAATTTCATTGCTAGAAAATACATTGGTAGACCGTTAACACCTTCTACAAGAAACGCTTTAGCAGGTGAAATAAGAAGTTATTTATCATTTATTCAAGCAAACAATGGTTTAGAAACATTCGAAGCTATTTTTGATGAATCGATTAATACACCTGATATAGTAGACCAAGCAATCATACAAGGGGTTATTTATTTAGTTCCTATACGTGCGGTTCGTGGTATTTCTATTGGATTCGTGATAGGTTCTTCTGGAACTTCATTCAACGAAGGTTAAAAAATTATGGGAGTGGGTTTAAAAAATCCACTTTCCTTATATTTATATATATAAGAAAATCATTATCAACTTTAATATAACACGAAATGTCATATATACAACCTGAAGGATTGATTAGAGGTACACACCAATTTCAATCTAAACATTCAAACCAATTCCTATTTTCCGTAGATGATGACCCTACGGTTAAATTATTATGTACTCAAGCATCAAGACCTACCGTATCGTTTTCCGAAATTGCGATTCCTCACATCAATAAAACGAGATACGAAGCAGGAAGACCAACCTATGAACCTTTAAATATCTCTCTAATCGACTATATAGTTCCATCCACATCTCAGTATGTCTCGGCATGGTTAGCGACTCAGGGGGAGATTTTCACGGGTAGAATGGGATATTCCGCATTTTATAGAAGAAAATGTACACTAGAATTATTAGACCCAGTTGGCGCAGTTATTGAAAAATGGGATTACTTAAATTGTTTCTTATTATCAGCCAATTTTGGTGAAGTGTCATGGGAAAATGAACAACCTATGCAAATCCAATTATCAATCAGATATGATGATGTAATTCAAAGATTCTAATCTTTAATTTTTAATGCCAATAGTATAATGCTATTGGCTCTTTTTATTTTTTAACATTTAGAGGCAAATATGCAACCAAAACAAACAACACCAATAGTAGACACAGAAACATATATCGAATTAGACCTACCTTCAAAAGGTTTGGTTTATCCAACAGAAAATTTTTTAAGTTCAGGCAAAATCAAATTACGTTACATGAAAGGTAAAGATGAAA